GAACCATCTTCACCACCATTATTTTTTAATATATAATATTTACTTGTTGACCATTGATCATCAACAAGTGTCCAACCAGCCGAAACCATTGCTGTTACCATATAACTTAAAGCATCAGCAGTATTTAAAACTGGTTTTGCGATATATCTTTGTATAGCCATTTATAAACCTACCTTATTAAACTGATTCACTTCTAAATCTAAGAACACCATTAACATTAAAATAAAGTGTAAATGTACCATAGTTAACATTCTTATCACTTAAAAAGTCATATAAACAAATTAATGGTTTTCCTGTTGCTGTATCATCATATATAACAGCATATCTTGCCGCAAATGTAGCCGTTGTCCATGTTGGATCATTTGCATTCAATGTTGTAATACCAGCCGATTCTGTCCATGTAACACCAGCTAATGTATTGCCACCGGTTGTATAACCATTTCCATTTGCAACTTCATTATCCAATTCTGAATAAAATTCATGAGATGCAGAAGGTGAATGTAAATTTGTTAATAGACATACTTTTAGTACATCTGTATCCAAATCAATTTCTTTATTTCCAACTTTTGTTCCAAATTTATCATAAATAAAATTTGCCATTTTTTATTACCATCCTATAGATATTCCATACCCTTCGTATGTTTCTTCTAATTTTAATCTTTCTTCTAATTCTCGTTTATCTTCTTTTGCTTCTGATATTAACTCACTACCATCCATTGAAATACCTGTGTTTCCAATAGAACCAAAATTTGCAAACTTACTTCTTATTCTTCCTAATATTTCTTTTGCTTCTGCTGTTGCATAATCATATATCCAATCACTTACATAAAAATCATTATTACTTCCACCATTTGTCCAGTTTTCAACATTTGTAGAACCTTCAATCATAAATGATCTAAGTAAAATCCATCCAGGTGAATCAATAGTCCATTCAATATCATCTTTCCAGAATGTTAATGAATTTCCTGTTGGTGGTTTTGGATGAACTTCAAGTTGATTTTGATATTTATGATATGTGTATGTATATACTGATGGTGAATATCTTTTAATATTATCCAAGAAATCTCTTGCTATATGATAAGATACTAAAGTATATCCGTTACCGGCAGTACTAAAAAGTGATTGATACATACCTTGATTAAAAAGAAAATTTTCTACTGTGAATAATGTATTAATACCACCATATGCACTACCACTATCATCATAAGAAATTATTTCTGTAACACCAAGAGGTAAGTCATATATTGTTTGACCACCGGATAAAGCAATTGTAAAAAATGTTTCTTGTGTTGCTTGACCAACGGCCCATTTGATAAATTTATCTCTTGCGTAATCAATAGCATCAAAAAGTTGAGTATTATCAATCTCAACTTTTATCATTGGAAAGCCTAATCTTCTTTTAATTTTTTGTGCTAATTGTTGTTTTGATATACTCATTTATTAAAATCCTTTTATGTTATATTTATTTATTTTTATATAACACTTTAAAAATCTTCTTTCGTCAACCAAGACCAATCTTCTACTATACTATTTATATCTGATAAAATTCCCCATGCATCATCTTCTTCTTCTTTTTTATTAGAAAATTCAAAACCATCATCAAAAATATTCATTTCTAATATATAACATGCCCAATATAGTCCCGATACTAAATCATCACCTGTGTCTTTACCAAAGAACTTCCCACTTTCTTCAATAAAAGAACCCAACTCATTTAATGTTTTTTCATGTTTTATTTCTAAACATCCATCTTCAATTAATTTTTTCATAAGAACAACGGCTTTTGGTTTTGTTGCTCTTGTTGCTCTTACTCCTAAAAGTGCCTCTTTTAATCCACTATTTACAAGATTTTCATTTTCATATTCCCACCAAATTCTTCTTACAATTACGGAACCTTCTGCATTATTTTCTACCATTATATATGCATTCTTATAAAAGATTGAAAGTCTATGTATAATATCAGCAAAGTTATAAACATCTGTTAGATTATCATGAAAAACCGCAACTTGTGTCATCTTTACTGGTTTTATACTTTCTATTTTTAGTATTTGTATTACTGAATAGTTTTCACCAGTACCTTTCGCAACATCAACACCCATAACATATATACATTCATCTTTTGGTTTTTCCCATATTAAAAGTCTATCTTGTAAATCTCTCATTATTGGGTCTTCATTTTTTGATAATATAACTTTTAATACATCGGGACTAATAACTGTATTTGTAGAACCAATAAATTGAACAGCAAATTCCTGGTCAAATTGTTTTTGACCAAGGTTTTTAATTTGTTCTTCTGCCCATGTTTTATCTCTACCAGGAACCTTTTCCCATGAAACTCTTGTATAAATAAATGTATTTTTTCCACTTTCTGATTCGGAATATATTCTATGAAAGATATTAAATAGACCATTTGGTGTAGAGATAATAATAATTTTTGCTTCTAAAGATGCTGAAATTGTTGGATAGTTAGCAGCCCAAAACTCCTCTGCTTGTGATCCCGGAACAAATGCAAACTCATCACAAACCAGTAGGTTCATTGTTTCACCACGGAAGGCATCGGCAGAAGTTGCCGATATTACTAAACGAGTTCCATTATCAAAAGAAATAAATGTTTTTGAATATTCAGTAACACCGGGTTTTAGCCAAGGTGGTAAACATTCATAAGTTTTTTTAATACGATGAAGTATCATTTTTGCGGATGTTTCTTTATTCGATACAATACCTATGGTTTTATTTTCATTAAACATTGAATACCATAATATATATGCAGAAACAATTGTGGTTTTACCAGATTGACGGGAACATAATGCAACATTGAATCTATGATCTTGAAATTTTCTCAGTAAGTCTAATTGATAATCATAAGGTTCAAATGTTATTTCACCCTTATCGGGATTTATAATTTTTACATATTTAATAAAATAATTTACATCTTGAGAACATTCATATAATTCTGAAATTTGTTCAGGTGAATATTCTATTTCTTCTTTAGGTCTTTTAACATATTTTGAATCATATTTTACTGGCACTTTGTATAAATCTCCTTTTAGTTATATAAAGTATTTATACAAAAAAGAAAGGGTTTTTACATTATAAAAATGTAAAAACCCTTCTTATTTTTTATTATATGAATTTCTTATATCTTATATGTTGACCAAAAATCTTCCATATTTTTCTTTTCTAATTCTCTACTGACACTCAACAATTTCTTTTCTTCATTTACTATGGTTTCCATAGTAACGTCATTTCCCCATAATGTTGATATATGTTTTAATGTTTGTTGTGCATAACCTAAGTCAAGATCAGCCCCGCTATGTTTATGAACTAACCATAATGTTCTGTTATTTTTCATATTACCGTTATATGTTACTTCAATATTTGGAATATGTGAATGTGCAAAACTGTTGATTATAAGTTTTGATATTTCTTCACTTGAATGTTTTGTTCTAATAATATCAATAGTTTGTGGTCTATCTTTTACTACATAAATATATAGTTTTAGTTTTTCAACCATTTCGGGAGTTAAAAAGTCTTGAACGAAAAACCAATCCGTATAACTTTTCATAACTTCCATCATTTTTTCATGACCTAATCCATCTTTTGTATCCCAGTTTTCTTTTTGAAAACGAGATTCACAATTTTCATATTCCCTACCATGCTTACCTTTATTCCACCTATCAACGATATCTTCCCATATTTCACAACCAATTAAATATGGGTTCATTTGAGTTGGACCCATAGCCTTCACAAGAGAATTTGCATAGTTAAATTCTGCATGGTCTTTATTATCAAGAATTTCTTCATTAATCAAATCTTTGATAAGAATTTGATGCCAATAAGTTGCAAATCCCTCATTCATATATTTTGTTTTAATTTGAGGCCAATAATATCTTCCCTCTTGTCTTAGAACTTCAAGAATATCTTTCTCCCAATCCATTAGGTTTTCGGAATTATCAATAATATATCTTAACAAGTCACCTGTTGGTTCAACTGGTTTCTTTTGACATAGTTTTTTCCATAGTGTTTGGTTAAACCATTCAATATCTTTTTTAACATGGTCTTCTTCATTTACTGACATAATATCTCTAAATTCAGATTTAGATACTTTGTGAAATTTTCTTTTACTGTAGTTAAATAATTTCAATCTTTTTTCATCTTCTGTTTCATTATCAAAAGGTGATGAATGAAATTGAATTGCATGTCCCGCATCTACTATTTTTTCAACATCATCAATACCATATTTTCTTTCATATTCTGCAATTCTTTCTGATGATATTTGCATATAGGAAATAATATCTCGTCTTGATTCTTTAAAATACTTATTCATCGTGAAGAATGCAACGTGACCAATAACGTGAGCCATAACAAGGCATTGAACACCAAATGTATTTGATTTCATCAAATATGCCCTTGCTGGATCAGAATTAATAACCACTTCATATGGTAATCCAGAATGAACATGTTCATTTATTGTTCGTAATCTTTCATAATCTCTACCATATTTCCAGTTAGAAATATTACCAGGAATATGATATGCCATAATTTCTAGCATTTTTTGATCGGGAATTACATCCCATTCAATATCACAATATTCAAGACCATATTTTTCTTTGGCCAGTTGATTTAATCTATCCTCAACTTTAATAAGTTTTTGTAATTCAAGTTTATTCATTATTATATCCTTTTCTATGATCTTTTTTCAAACAGCATATGTTTTAGTGCGGGAAAAATATGTTCTTTACCCTTGATAATAGAGATTAAAAATCTTTTTTCTTTATTAATATATGAGTCAAAACCATTTTCGGATTTTTTCGAAAATTTGAATTTATTTAATATCTGTTTTAATAAAGTTCTCCAAGAACCCATTTCTTCGTCTGTATTAATTTCAACATAAGAAAGAAAATTAACTTGCTTATCTAACATTTTATCAATTTCATAAACAGTATCTTGTGGATTAAAATCTTCACCATCTGAAATATAAACACAATAAACATTCCACTCATTTATTGGATACTCGGTTTCTATTTTATAGTTAGCCAATTTAAATGCCGATGCACAATTAGTACCACCAGATTCACCTTTATAAAAGAAGGTTTGTTCATCAACTTCTTGGGCTTCCGTTGTGTGTGTTATAAATCTAACATCAACATTATCATATACCTTTCTAAGAAACTCAACGAGCCAAAACAACATTGACCTTGCTAAATACTTTTTATTAACTGTCATTGAACCAGATACGTCCATCATACAAATAACAACTGCTTTTGATTGAAGTTCAACATCTTCTTCAATTTGTTTAAATCTTAAATCATCGTCTTCGATATAAATTTCTTCATCATAAACCTTTTCAAGTTTATTGTTTTTAATAATATCAATTGCATTATTGATATCACCCTTTGATTGAATCAAAGCAGAATGTGCAATATGTTGTTCACAACCACATTCACGCATTATTTCAATTGAATAGGAGACCATTCTTTTGATTGCCTCCATCATTGTTTTCTTTTTATGAATGCGTGGAATAATACCCTTTTTACTTGTTGTTTCAAACTTCCAACCTTTAGGTACCAATTCTTTTGCTTTTGTTTTTTCCTCAATCCAGGGTAAACCTAAATCTTCAAACATTATTTGAATTAAATAATCAATATCAACCTCTGCCTCCATATAATCAATACCGGGTTTATCACCGGCTTGATCACCTTGACCGGGTTTTGGAATTGAATCAATTATTTCTTCACTATCTCCTTGACCAACACCGGCTTTATCACCTTTATCATTTTGACCATAAATGAAACGATAATCTTTTAAACCTCTTACTGGTATTCTTACTTTTTTATCACCTTTTCTTGTGATAATTGATTCTTCACCAATAACATTTTTTACATTTTCTCGTATTGTTTTATCAATTTTCTTTTGATGTCGTTCTGCATCTTTCAGTCCTTTTTCTGAAAGTTCCCAATCATCATGAACAACAATACCAGCGGTTGAAAATAACACATTAAATAAATTCATTTAAGTCAATTCCTTTCATTATAAATGGTGGGAGTTATAGGGTTTGAACCTATGAACCTCCTGGGTGTAAACCAGGCGCTCTCCCAACTGAGCTAAACTCCCTTTTTATTCTTCATCTTCTCTATTTTTAACAATATGTTTGCATTTTTTATTGGTGTCGAATCCCATTTTTGTTTTCTTTTTCTTTTTACCTTCTTCTTCGTGACATTCGGAACCATCAAACATTTTGATTTTTTTTATAAAATTTGTATCTTCTATTTCATCGAAGTCTTCAAAAGAGGACGAAATCACAGTTAATTTTTCATCATCCTCACCATCACCAATTTGAACAGTTATTCTTATCAATATAGAGTCTCCTTTTTCATTGTTATAAAGTATTATAACATATTTATAAAAGATTGTAAATAATAAAAATGGGTCAGTAAATATTAAAGTTTTTACTGACCCCGTTCACTCAAGTACTTATTTTGTAAATAATTAAAATAAAGATATTACTACTAACCTATTTTATAATTAATATTATGATTGCTTTCGTAGAATCTCTCCCACAAATGAAAGTAAAACATTTGCACAGTGCTCACAATAACCCTTTTTCATAAGGGTCTCAAAGGCTTTGTTTCTCGCTCTCATTCTCTTTGGGTCTGTACTTGTCGTATTTACTATTGATAAATTAACTACATTCTTTAAGTCACTCATTAATTTTTTCTCTATTGCTTCTTTCAAAGGTGCATAACTATCATAAGTAAATTCCTTACCTCTATCTTGGCAACTTGCTTTATGAACGAATATACCATTTCTGAACTCATCTTTGGAGTTAACCGGTACTCCAATAAGTTCTTCAAGTGATCTCATTAGTTTTTCATCCGGTGAACTATATTCACCTGTTGCTGAATCTTCTACTTTTTCTTTTCTACAATATGCACCCACATTCAACATATATCTGTTGAATAGTTCCGTTGCCTGTTCATCATATGCGTGAAGAAACGCCATATTAATTTCTTTCTTTGCGAACTCTCTAAATTCAGCCAAGGCTGAATCTTTTTCTCCAATCAAGATGTTTACAAAAGTTTTAACATCTTGATCCTCAATACCAGTATGATGTTCAAAGTTTTGTTTCAAGGCTCTAATAACATCAATAGGATTAATACAATTTTTATCCTCTTTTGATGCCAATGCGATATTAAGTGCATTGATAATAAACCTCGGAGAAATACCTTGATCCATACCCTCTCCGTTCGCACGTCCTTCTTCTCTTATCTTCTTTATATCTACTTCCTCTTTTTTGAAATCATTTGATGTTCTACCATCATATAATTTCATTTTTTCAATTATGGATGATACCTTTGTTGACTTCTTCAACCTTGATAAGACTGCAAATTGAGCCGCTAATTCCAAAGTTCCGGGTGCTATATGAATGCTTCTAAAATCAGATTCTTGAATCATCTTTTTATAGATTTGAACTTCTTCAGATACATTCAAATTCCAAGGCACAACTATTTTATACATACGGTCATGTAGAGCTTCATTCTTTTTATCGGATTTAAAAGAATCATACTCTGTTTGGTTTGTATGAGATAAAATTAGTTCATCTAAGTATATTTGAGGGAAGCCAGGAGATTTAATAACTTGTTCCTGTGCCGCTGATATCAATACATAATGAAATTTGACATCTGCCTTCAAAATTTCAATATACTCAATAAGACCTCGGTTAGCTACTTGTAACTCACCATCAAAACTAAAAGCTCTCGGATCGGTCTCACCATATCTTGCAATCTTAGCCATATTCACTCTACCGATAAGTTCGGTAATATCTTGTGATTTTGGGTCAGAAGGCTGAAATGTGCCTATCGCAACTCTGTCCTGTTCGGATGGTGTAACAACTGTAACCGGAATATCAGACCATCTAACGGTTCCATCTTCATCAGTATATTCCTCTTTAATTACCTGGCGACAATGAGGACACAAATAACCCTCAATTTTTGTTCCAAGTTTTTCCTCCCAATATTGTCTATCTTGTTCAGGAATAACATGTAAAGGTTCTTCATTAATTGGACAACCTTTGATAGCAAACATTGGTGTATCATCTTTTTCCAGACCCCTCTTTAAGAGGGCGGAAATGGTTGACTTTCCTGATGCAACCGGACCAACCATAATTAAAATTCGTTTACCTGTTTCTGTTCGTCTTGCTGATGCCTTCAAAAACTTCATTACGTCGTGTATTGCCATTTTCGATTCAAGACCAAAAATCTTACCGTCGAAAAACTTATACTCTACTAAATCTTCGTATCCCGCCAACTTCATATCACCTGGGACACTTTCAACACCATATTTCATAACCATATTATAAATACGGCCGGGAGCGAAATTGGCGATTTCTGAATTTTTATGAACCAATTCCAGGTAATCCAGAACATTTCCTTCCCACTTATGAAATGTATTAACCTTTTTCTGAGACAGGATAGCCTGTTTAAAATCTTCCATTAGGGGTGATAACATCTATTCAAACTCCTTTCAGTTTTGTTTTTTCTCAAACTTTAAATATATAATAACACATTTATTATAGAATGTAAATTTATTATTTTTTATCACTCAACATTTTTAATACATCTTCTCTTGAAGCTATAATAAGATTTTGATTTTTTGGAGCTTCTTTTTTCATTCTTTTCATTTCAATTTCTTTATTTTTTAAGTATACCATTCTTTCCTTCAATTGTAAATATACTTTATAATTTTCATCTGATATCAACTCTTTTCCAGCCATTGTAACAGAATTAATTAAAGCCGCAGCGACTTCAACAAGTCGTGCAGTCATATTACCATTTCTTAATTCTTCTTCTATCAAATCAAGTATTGAATTTGCTCTTTCTATATTACTTCTTATTACATTTCTTGGGTCATTTTCTTCTTTCCATTCTTCTTCAAATGGATCAGGTTTTTCTTCTATAGGATTTAATTCTATTTCCTGATTTTCATTTGAATCATTCATATTAAATTCTTCTTCTAAATTTCTTCTATCTAACATTATTATAAATCCTTGTAAGTTTTTTTATTGTATCGGAACTTGATTTATGAAGAATACCAATTCCACCATTTTCTTCCCATTCTTCAATATTTTTTTCAAAATCATCTATTAGAATGGAGTTGTTATTAGAATACAATTTTTTTTCTTTTCTATGACATATTATAGCATTTTTTGAGAAGTCTAAACCTAAATTATTTTTTATCCAATCCAATTTACCATTTTTTACATTCTCATTTACAGTATAATTACCTCTCGCCGCCGCTGATAATAATATCGGCCTATATATATTTATACTATTCCATAAATCTTTTCCATCATTTGTCCAAGGATTATTTGCCCAAAATTCTCTACCAGCTTCTACTAAAAGAAAAAACCTTTTTTTCTCATCATCAATATCCCAAAAATTTTTGCATATTTTAGTAATAGCTGATTTCCAATCAACCAAAACATCATCCATATCACAATAAATTTTAAACATATAATTTATTCCTTTTTATATTTTATATAATATAACACATTAAATATAAAATGTAAACACCAAAAAAAAAACTCACTCCCGAAGGAGTGAGTTTTTTAATTTAAAACCTAACCACTCAATTAAGCAGGAAGATTTGTAAGTGAAACTTTTTGATAGTAATTCTTTGATCCATATAGATGATCATGAATACCATATCTTGACATCAAACCTACTGTTGGATGGAAAGAATCTTCGAATACTGCACGGGATGCCAATAGTTGAACATATGGCAAGTAAATAACACCAGTATCATATTCTGAAGGTCCCTTATAACCAAGAATAAATTGATTTGATGATTGGAAGGTATCACGATAAACACTTAGTCTACCATCAATAGAACCAATTCTTGAAATACCAACTTGTGAAGTATTAACTCCACCAGCAACAGGAGCGATTGTAAAACCAGCCATCGCTTCGAAAATTGCTACTGCATATGGATTACCAACGATCCAGTTAGCAGAACCTCTACGAGTATTGATTGCAACGTCTTGTGAACGTCTTAGAATATAATGATAAAGTTCTCTATATCTTTCAAGTTCCCAACGACCACCTGGAACACCTGTACCTGAAGCGGCTTGATAGTTCCAAGTTCTATCATAATTTGCACCACCAGCAACACAAACTGCATCAATCTTTGAAATCAATTCACGGTCAATTTCAGCGGTAATTTCATATGCCAAAATGTCCATCATTTCTTCCTCAAGATTAAGTCCGTGCATTGCCTTCAAATCTTGTGCAACTTCAAGTGACCATCTACTTCTTAGCTTTCTTGTCTTTGCTTCGATTTGTGCTTTTTCTACTGTCATGTTTACTTCTTTGATTTCTGCGTTTGTTCCAATTCCAAGACCGCGGTTTGCAACACTTGAATCTGAACCAAGAACTTCACCAGCAGATGTTACTACTGACCCTGAGTATGTTGAATCAATAGTATTGTAACCAAGTTCAACATTAGATTGTGCATTATATGTATCACCGGCTCTAAAACGAATTGCGAACGCCAAACCAACTGGACCTGTCATTGGTTGAACACCAACAAGATCATGTGCTACTAATTCTGGGAATGTTCTACGAACCATAGGAACGGCAATCTTATGAAACATACCTGATGTTGAGTAACCAGCTGTTGTTCCAAGTGAATCGGCACCAAATGCTGTTGCTTCCATAAGGAAGTTATGTTCATTCTCAAGCATGATTGCGGTTGATCTACGGATATTATAATTCTTAATTTCGTTACCTTCATTAAGAACTTCTTCCCATTTTGTCAATAATTCTTTAATTTCCATTTTTTTATATTTTCTCCTTAATATTTTTCACCGATTTATTTCATAAACAAGTTTTATTAGATTTTATTTGTTCTCAAAATATTTAAATATTGTTTTTTGAATGATGAGAAAGGACTATTATCTTCATTAACTGTTTTTTCTTCCTTTCCTTCTACTTCTGTATGACCCTCTGAGACTTCATCATCATCTTTATCTTTTTTCTTTTTCTTGTCGTCATCATCGTCATCATCATCTTCTTCGTCTTTTTCTTCGTCTACTTCTTTTCCTTTTTTACTTTTTTTGTCTTTTTTGTCTTTGTCTTCGTCTTCTTCATCTTTCTCCTCATATTGTTCTACTATAATTGAGAATTTACGGTCAATTTCTGCCTTATCTTGAACACCTTCAAGAACAGTCATAACATGATTTTTTTGCTTTTCTGTAAGACCTTGACATTTTTCATACAGATAAAGTTGTGCTGCCATTTGTTGTGCATCGGAAACAACTTCCAAATTCTTTTCTGTTAATGAATTTAAATCACCACGAAGTTTAAGAATTTCTTCCTTTGCTTCTTTTAGAAGACTCTTTACTTCTTCATCCAAAAGACCTTGATCTACACCAAGACGAACTTTAAATTGTTCAATAAGATCATCATAAAGCTCACCTTTTTTTGCAAATTCCAAAACCTTCTCTGGAATTACTAGTTCTTCTTCAAGAATACCGTCAACAAAATTTGAAAATTTAGATGTAATATCTTTCTTATATTCTTCAAACTTTTCTTCATATTTTTCAACTAAAGTTTCTTTTTCGGCTTCAATTTTTTCTTCCGCAAGTTCTTTAGCCTTAATATCAATAACGTCTTGAAGCTTTGTTTTAATCTCAACTTGGGTTTCTTCATTCAATTTGTCAACACCAAGTAGTTGTAAAAGTTTATCCATGTATTTTTTCCTCCTAAAATTTATTACCTTTGTTAATTATTTATTTATTAAAATAATAGATAATCAATGTGTCGATTTCTATTTATTTCCAATAGATTACAGTATATCCCTTTTTTTTCATATCAAAAATATCTTGTTCTGTTACTTTCGAACCTATAGGATATTCCCAACTTTGAGTCCACAAAACTTCATCGTTTTTTAAGTAGACTTGAACTTGTCTTGTCCACCAAGTATTAAATGCCATTTCTGTTGACTCTGGTAAAAGTCTATTTATCTTCTTTAATAAATCCATTATAGACCTCTGTTTAAATAAAATTCGTAAATACCTTCTTTATTTGATTCTACAATTCTTTTAATTTGTTCTTTTGTTTTTCCTTTAAAAATAAAAGATTGAAGATAATTAATAACACCATCCATAATTATATCTTCATTTGTGTCTTTTTCACCAGTCCATTCTTTTTCTACTTCAGAAAAGAATTTCTTTTTTTGTTCTTTTGATAATTCGTTTGGTGATTTTACACCATATTTTTTTAATTTTGCATTAAGAAATTTATGATATGCTGATTCTTCAGTTACAACATTAAATTCCTTACCTTCATAAATTCCATTAACCCATGATGGATTATTTGAGGGATCGGTAACTAAGTCCCAAGTAATTAAATTAAAATCTTCATTAACATATCCATTTTCTGATACAGTTCCAAGACCTCTTGATGAGATACCCAAGTTACCTTCTTTTACTAATGTTTTTGCAATTTGTCCCATAGGTGTATCAAGAACTTTTGCCTTACCATAAATATGATCACCTTTCCATTCTAACATTTTTGTTAAAATTGCAATTTTATCCATATTAATTTCTGGATTAGGTGGATGTCCAAGTTCACCCCAAAGGGAACCCTTTTCAATTTTTGTTTCTACTTTTTGAATCTCTCTTTCAAGAATTTCTTTTTTGTATTTTCTTTTATTGTTGTTTTCAATATTTGCTGATGAGAATATACCAACAATATGTATGTTCTTATCTGATTTGGCTTCAACTAATTGCAAATCATATGAAGTTTCTGTTATTAGCTTCATGTTATTCTCCTGATTTTGGTTCTATTTCGTTTTTCAACTCTAATTTATCTTTTAACCATTCGTTTCTTTGTGAATGAATTTCTTTTTGTAGGATTTCTTTTGCATTCACAAATTCATCATTTTCAAAATGATCTAAAGCCTTTTTAATAGATTCGGTATCCATATTATTCTCCTTATGTTATTTATTTATTTAAAATCCACCTGACTCATCTTCTTTTTTCACAAGTCCCATTGATAAATCCTTTGATTTACCATCAACATTTAATTGAATTTCATCATGTGACCATTTTAGATATCTTCTCATAAGATAATATTTACTCATTTCTTCTCTATCTGCTAGACTTGAATAATTATTAAATCTTGTTTCTAAGAAGTTTTGTTCCATTTGTTCTTTATAATTTGATGGAGGTGTCATATGAATTTTGATTTTTTTATTATCCAATTCATATTGTTTTTTCAATCCTTTAAAGTCTAAGTGAAGAAGAAACAACTTTTCTAATTCTCTACAGAATTTTGATTGTTGTTTCTCCAAAAATTTACTCCATTTTATTTCATCACGGGATATCTCACCGGTAGAACTACCACCAAAAAGAATATCACCTTCTCTCTTTTCTTGTGAGGCAGTTACTCTTGATGCTGGATATTTTAATGCTCTATACATTTTTCTTGCAAAGTAATATACATCATCAAGTTCAGCGAAACCAGCCGCATTACCACCAACTGAGTCAATTTGTGATCCTCTACCATCGGCAGATTGTGGTAGATAATAGTTTTCTAACATACTAAAAATTTCTGGTTCATTAGTAAGTTGTCCTGTTTGTGGATTGTATGTTTGTTTTTTAGAAAGTTTTTGTTTAACCTTTTCAACATACTTTAATGCTTTATCTTTTGGCATATTACCTGTATCAATTCTAAATACAAGTCTTTCAGGTGCTCTAATTAATCTATATATAACAACCGAAGTTTCAAGAAGTTTTAATTGATTATATGGTACTCTTGCTTTTTCTAAATAACCAAGTATATCATGTCTTGATCTACCATATACACCAGTATTAATAAAACCTATTTGTTCTGGATTAAATAATATAAGTTCTTTTCCATTCTTCTTTTTTGCATCTTCAACATCCTTGACAACAGGAGGTGAACCCGATAGATATTGAACATAGTTATATATATAACCAGATTTAGGTTCATAAAAATAATCCATAGTTTCTGCTGGTAGTTTTTTAAGACCAACAATACCGTTTTTTGGTTTTCTTAAATCAATGATTCTTTCATAATAAAATCTACCATCTATCATAAAAGTTCTAAAGGCATCCCAAAGGAAATCTTCAAAGTCTTCGATTAAGTCTTCAAAAAGATATTTAAATTCTTTGTTTATATTATTAACAATATTCTCATTTCTACTTAATTCAGAATCAATTATTTCTAAAGTAAGAATATTACCGTCAGAGTCTTCTTGAGTTGCTTCATTTGTTGCATCTTCTATAACATCCGCAACTTCAGCCATTAATGCCATATCTCTATATCCAATAATTTTATCTCTTTCTGATTGCCACTCTGGATTAATATATCTATTATAAAACAGATTAAAAGAACCGACAGCTAAATGACCAATACCAGGAAATTCATGAAGACTTTCCCAACCCTCACCTGTTGTTGATTGTATATCATTAGGTGTAATTTTTTCAGATTTATTGGCAAAAGCCTTTAATTCTTCTTGAATTATTCCTCTAATATTTTTATTAAAAAACCAAGCCATATTATTTTTCCTTTTATTAACATATTTATTTATATAATTTAATTACTACCTTTTTTCATTTCGTAATTCTGTGGTATTTCACCTTTTTCTTTCAAGTCAGCAATCGCAAGTTCTTTCATTCTATCTTCAATCTTTTTTTCTATTGCCAATTCCGCTTCTTTTGCCAATCTCGCATCTATTTCTTCTTGTGTTTCAAATGGTTCTGGTGTATTACCTTCCGCTAACCATTTAAGATACTCTTGATATCTTCTATTATTTTCATCAATAGGAATATATCTATTATTTTCTTTATCTAATATTGTAAATTCTTTAATCTTATACATAATTATAACTCCGCATCAAATGAGTATAAACCACCATATGCTCTATAAACACCAGTTGCCGTTACTGTAACTCTTTGTGAAAAACCAACCGCTCTTGGGACAACATCATAATTGGAGCAGTTATTATATGTTGGTGCAGTTACTATAGTAGCATCTGGTATTGCTCTCATTGCTGTCTCAAAAGATGCACCACCTGCGTGTTGAACCTGACTTATTGCACCATATCTCCACCCATAACCTTCACCATCAAAAAGAGCATTTTGATAATATCGTTTACATAATTTTAATTCTAATGAATATGGTCTGAACTCAAATGGTGTTGCAACATAACCTAACTCTAACTGAACCATTGCTAACTTAAAATAATTGCTTGTACTATCAGCACCATTTACAACATTAGAAGTTCCTAATTTATTTTCATTATTCCATTGGTCAGGGCTAGTAGTAGTTCTATTAGAACCTATAGCAAGTGTAAAAAACATTTCTAAACCTATACCACTTGTGTAGTTCCAAGTTCCAATAGAACCACCATCAAATGTAATAGTTATTGTTTTGTATTCCCAAGTAGCAGAAGAATTAACTGTAAATTCTGATACATAAGTTGCATCAATACTGGCATTTCTAAGAGCAATTGCATATGTTCCTGTCTTATATGCTTTAACCCAAAATGATAATACACCTGTTTTTCCTTGTAGATACTTAAAGTCAGCACCTTCTATTATAGTACTAATAAATAGATAATCATTTATACCAATACTTGCTTGTGCAGTAGTGATTTGGAGATTGATTGCATTTGCTGCTCCTGCATTTGATGGTAAATCTGTGCTTTGAATATAAACTGTGCTATCCATTGTTCCTCCCGCAACATATTTCCATCTATCTGCTGTATAATCATTTGTTGTTGGTGATGTAAAAGTTGCACCTCTTTGAGATACAGCAATGTTACCATTTACTATTATATTCTTATAGGATAGAGTATGAACATAAGTGTAAATTGCATTATCTGCTTCCACAGATGCGGCTGATAATGAGTCGGTTTTGGTATCTATATAGGTATAAAGGTCATTATCTCTTGCTAATGATGTTGCAGATAATGAATTTGTTTTTGTATCTACATATTCATAAATCTTATTATCCGATCCAACACTTGATGCTGATATTTCTAATGTTTGAAGATTGTTTTGTTCATTTACATAAGAATAAATCTCATTATCTTTTTTATCTGATGTTGCTGATAATGAATTTGTTATAGTATCTACATAAGAATAAATCTCATTATCTC